GTGAATACAAGGATGCCCTTGCATTGATGCCACAGAAGATTGATTGGTCTAAGCTAAGTGACTACGAGACTGAGGATACTTCTAAAGGCACAAGCACTTTTGCTTGCGTCGGAGGTTCATGCGAAGTTGTTGATCTAACATGAGGTGGACTGAAATGTTCTACGTTCTGACCAAAGAAGATTGCTCTTGGTGCGACAAGGCAAAGTTACTATTAGAAAAGAAGGGCGTCCCTTGGGGGGCGTTCAACTACAAGAGCCACAAACTCTTTCCTTTCCTAATGAAGAAGGCTGGTATCAGCACAGTCCCTCAGATTTGGGTAGAGACACCTATCGGTAAAGAGTATATCGGTGGGTATGAAGACCTTGTAGATTGGTTCGAGCATCAGCGAACTGACATTGATTGGATTGACTAATGCAAGGTAAGCACATCGCAGTGTGGTTTTCTTGTGGTGCAGCTAGTGCAGTCGCAGCAAAACTTTCATTAGATAAGTGGGGTAGAGACAACAAAGTCTCTATCCTAAACAATCCAATCAAGGAAGAGGATGAAGATAACCAAAGATTCCTGCGTGACTGCGAGGGTTGGTTGGGTGTCAAAGTTGAAAGTGTGGTCAACAAGAAATACCCAAACCAGTCTTGTGTAGAAGTTTGGGATAAAAGACAGTTCATGTCAGGTCCGCTTGGCGCACCTTGCACCCAAGAGCTAAAGAAGAAGGCCCGTCAAGATTGGGAAGTGAACAATAAGCCAGACTATACTGTCCTAGGGTTTACTTCCGAAGAGACGAAGAGGGCGGATAGATTTAGATTGACTGAGAGAGACACTTTGCTAACACCTCTCATTGAATCTAACCTGACTAAAGAAGACTGCTTTAGAATCATACAGCAAGCTGGGATAGAATTACCAAGGATTTACAAACTTGGCTATCCTAATGCAAACTGTATTGGTTGTGTTAAGGCTGGTTCAGCAACCTACTGGAATTTGGTTCGAGAGAAACACCCAGAGGTCTTTGAACAAAGGTCAGATCAATCAAGAGAGATTGGTTCAAAACTCGTCTACTACAAAGGTAAGCGTATCTATCTTGACGAACTCCCACCAGAAGCAAAAGGAAGGTCTTTAAAGGGATACGACTTTGAGTGTGGTATCTTCTGCGAGGAAAAGAATAATGATTGAATCCCCTAAGTCTAAACGGGTATCTCGCTACAAAGGTGCTACGGTAGAAGCTGCCACGAAGACTGTCCCATTGAAGGCCATGAATGACACTCAGAGGGCTTACATCAAAGCCCTTAATGACAGTGACCAGATGATTGTCTGTGGCTTCTCTGGGACGGGTAAGACCTACATTGCGGCTACCTATGCAGCCAATATGTATGCCAATAACTTGATTGACAGGATCATCCTTACTCGTCCTAATGTGTCTGTGGGGGAAGGTCTTGGCTTCTTCAAGGGAACCCTAGATGAGAAGTTCCAGCCTTGGGTCTTACCTATCCTTGATGTTCTCACAGAACAACTTGGAAAAGGTGTGGTAGAAACTGCTGTCAAGGCTGGTAATATTGAAGCTGCACCACTATCTACTATGCGTGGTCGATCCTTTAAGAACGCCTTTATCATCTTGGATGAAGCACAGAACACCACTGTGGCTGAGATGAAGATGTTCTTGACAAGGGTGGGTCAAAACTGTAAGGTCGTTGTTAATGGGGATATCAAGCAGTCAGACATCAACGTGCAGTCTGGTCTGTCTAAGATCATCCATTTAGCTAAGAAGAACAACATGAATGTCCCAGTGATTGAGTTTGGGATTGAAGACATTGTTCGATCTGATATCTGTAAACAATGGATCATTGCCTTTGAGGCGGAAGGAAACAAGAATGTCTAAATACCAAATTGGTGACATCCTAGAGGTTGTTGGTAATGAATCTCATCATGGGTTTATTCATGGGCAAATCGTGGAGATTACTGATGTTATTCCTATGGGTAATGGTAGATATGTTTATGCAGCAAAGGATGAAGATGATTGGTTGGTCGTAGAAGAAGACCTTTCTGATCTTACCTTTGATCCACCCAGCCAACAACCTGATATGGTCAACAGTCCTGCCCATTATGGTAATGGTAAGGTTGAGTGCATCGAATACATCGAAGACTTCCTGACCACAGAAGAATATATCGGCTATCTTCGTGGCAATATCGCTAAGTATCTTCATCGCTGGCGTTGGAAAGGGAAACCTATGGAAGACTTGAAGAAGGCAGAGTGGTATCTGAAACGTCTATCAGAAGTTGTGGAGGATGAAGGGTGTTCAAAGCTATAACTAACCGTATCCAAGCACTGACCATCTACAACGATGATCTTGCTCTAAAGACCCTGAAAGAACTTAAGGTAGCTATCGAAACTGCAATCAAAGAAAAGGAAGCCACAGAATGAACCCTACTATGGACCTGTCACAGCAACTCAAAGTCACCCTTGCAACTGCATTCAGTTTCTATCTGAAAGCCCACAACTATCATTGGAATGTTACTGGACCTAACTTCAGTGAATACCATAAGTTCCTAGAAGGGGTCTACTCTGAAGTGTGGGAGAGTGTGGATGACTATGCAGAACATATCCGTGCTTTGGATGACTTCTCTCCTGCAAGCCTATCTCAATTTGCTCAGTTGACCCGTATCTTGGATGCCAATACTGTTATCCCTGCTCTGACTATGTTTAAGCAACTGGAAGATGATAATCGTATCTTGTTGGGAGAGTTGAACAAGGCCCATGACCTAGCAGTGGAAGCTGCTGCTTATGGTGTAGTTAACTTCCTTGAAGGGCAGATTGACTACCACGACAAACTACACTGGATGCTTCGTGCATTCACACCAGCAGTGATGTAAAAAAATAGCCCCTTCAGGAGCCTAATCCTGAGGGGGCTTTCTTCATTCTTTATTGTTCTTGTAGATGTCTAGGATGTCACGTTTAAGTTCCTTAACATCATCCTTTAACTCTTTCCACACTGTACGATCTTCTTCACGTCGAACGTCACGGGATGAAATTTCTTCTTGCAATAAGGCAATTTGCTTTTGGTTGGTTAAGACTGTACGTACAAGCCACGTACAAGCAGTTGTTACAGCACCTACCACAGCAACAATGATAGAGTTTGTGATCTGTTCAAATGTCATTTCCCACACCCCGCATCATATCCAGTGATCAATTTATCTCCTGTAATAAGAGACTGTGGACCACCATCAATGATGAGGGCATCTGCATGAGCATTGATCAGAGGGTCAAGACCAGCACACAGTGCACTATCACTTGTTTTGACGCTGGCGCAACCTGTTAAGAGCAGCATTAGCAGTAGAGTTGGGGTGAGCATTGACAGCGGCATCTATCTTTGTCCTTACAGTTACATAATTCTCTTGTTGGTGGATAAGGTTTGCTTTGTATTCAGTTTGCTTGCCATACTGGTAGATACCAAAGCATCCGATAGCAATAGTCAGGACAATAACAAAGGGAAGGGCTAACTTTTTAGTTAGTAGTGGAATCACTTGTTGGCTCCTTCTTAAAAAGGTCAGTCTGTGTGGCTATAGACTGTAGGCCAAATGCCCCAAGAATAAAGCCTGTATAAGGCCACACTAGAACATTGACCATTTCAGGGTTGCCGTAGATAGTGAGCCACACAAGATGGAGCCACATAACAACTGCAAACTCTCTCTTGTATGACTTCTGTTTCATTTCATCACATGGGCAATTTTACGAATATCTTCTACTCTTGCTTCCCACCCTTTACCAAAACGTGACCAAGTTGGAAGGGACTTCAGGAAAGCTAGACGTTGATCAAGAACCTTGTCGATCAGAGAGGCTATAGGAGCGTCCTGTAGGGCCACAAGAGTGACAGGGCCTATCACCCCATCAGCCTTGATACCAAGGGCTTTCTGGAGCCATTTGGCTGACTGTGCGGGGCCAGAGTTAACTGCACCATCAAATACCACAAGATCAAGCCCCTCAGGAAGTTGATCTGCCTTGACTTGGTTCCAGTAATACTTCTTGTAGATGGCTGAAGCAAGTTCTACATCTAGGTTCTTGATGTCTACATCAGGGAATGCCCGCTTAGAGATACCCATGTTAGTTTCACCACCAGCATCATGGGGATCATTTACATAGCCACCCTCTTTTTTGAGGATGACTGCAAGGCATTTAGGATAGTTGTTAATCATGCGACTACCTCTGGGTAGGGATAACGAAGTTTAATCTCTTCGATTTTATCCAGCCATTCTTGTTCTGTGGCTTCACCACGTTGCCACATGAAGAAGATAGGATCGCTTTCATTCTTGTAGGCCAATGCGCGTACTTCTATTTGTTGTTCTTTTGTAGGAACAGAAGACGCTTTAATTGTTGCAATCTCTTCTTCGGTATAGGGACGAATTGTCTTTTCACCTGTTGTGGCATTATAAATAACTTCAAAGTAATCCATTATTTTATTCCATATATAACAATAGAGCCAGCGTCGAAGGTACTTGATGCTAAAGTGAAAGTGATACTGGTACTTGCGGTAGTTAAACCAGAATTTCCCGCACTGGTCGAAGTCAATGCCGCAGTAGAACCAGCAGAGATTGCTCCAAAAAAAGCCCCAGTTGCTAGGTCAATAATGCCACCGCCATTGGCCTGTTGTAGTGCTGCCGTTGGGCTTGGAACGCCAATAAAAGACCCATTTAACAACATATTAATACCAAGGTTTGACGTTGAAACGCCAACTAAAACATATTGCAACTGTCTGTATGATGTCAGTGTTAGTCCAGATAGGGTTACAGAAGAGCCACTTGTAGTTGCAATAGTTCCAAGCGTCACCCCTAGCCTGTATTGTGAAGGAACACTGGCATCTCCAGTAAAGACAGCAAGAGGATTATCCCTAAACTTAGTCAATAAGTCCGCAGTGATAGGGCTATCTGGATCAATCTCACTATTAGCGATAGCGATGTAACTTGCCATGTCGGGTTTCCTTTAGATAATTGCAAAGGGAACTGTATTGTCCCCGAAGTTAAGTGGTGCTGTAGTTGTACCGTATCCAACATAACCACCCTTAGCTTTTTCTAGAGCAGTGGCAGAAGTATAGTCATTTGCGGTATTAGCCATAACCCTTGCAATGCGAGAGTTATAGTCATATGCTTGAGCAGTAATTTCTACTTCATGTCCGTATTGACTTTCTACCAACTTAATAACTTGAAGGGTAGTATCAACAGGACTTCCAGTGTCATCTGTGATGACCCTACTAGAAACAGTCAAAACGTCTGCTAGACCAATTACCCTATCTTTAGCATCAAGAGTGATACGATAGGTCTTTGGTGCAGAGTTAAAGCGGTTAAGTAATCGAGTGGAAAGGAGCCCTACTATAGAATCTGCACCAAGATTGAGCCACCGACAAAAGATTTCTCTGATACGAGTGTCCCCATAAGCACTTTTACTTTCAGCATCACTATCAATGGTCACAGTAAGCCTGTTGTAGTTCTCTTTAGAGGTAACACCTTTAGTCGGGTCTGCTTGTACGGAGTAGAAGTGAATTTCCGTCAAACGATACTGATCAAGGTCTTGTTGTTCGATTTGCTTGATGTTGTTTCTATCAGACACAGCATAAGAAGTGTCATTGAACAAAGGTCGGTTAGCCTTAAGACCAATCTTATTGTTGACAGAATCCCACCAGATACTAACACCAAGAACTGCAAGTTCACCTACAAGGGTATTAACACCCGTAGGGGCCGTGATAACCGTATCAAGGCTAACAGACAACAGCCAATCAGTTACTTCTGTGGCCCATGCTGTTGTATCAATATAGGCGGGGTTGATACCAGCATAGTTGACAAGTAGGTCATAGATAACAGTGTCTACACGAGCCGCACTATATGCTAAGGCTTGTTGAAAACTGTCACCAGCAGTATGGGTAGCAGCAACTGTACCTTTTTGACCACGACCAGTAAGTGTGAACACATCACCAGAACGAGTAAAAGTCACAATCTCTGAACCGATAACAGCCGTACCACTTGTGGCATACTCTGAACCACCACCAGTAGGGGTTATCGTAAAAGAGGTATCCGTTGCAGTCATGTTGACTGTAAGTGTGCCACGAGAAGGCTTAGGAGCAACTGCCTTAGTATCATCTGCAAGAGCAAGAACGTCTTTACCCTCAAAAGACACATTACCATCACTATCAGGACCAACCATGTTGGTGATGATAAAATTACGGGTACGAGTGTTTGTCAGAGTGCCATCATCAATGTAGCCATCAATAATACGAAGGTTACGACCAACATAGTATGGTGAACGATTACGCAACTTAGTGAAGAATGTCCCAAGGGATTCTGGATCATAACCCGTACCACTAGACTGTGCAGCACCACTTATACGCTGTGTTTGATACTTATCCACCAAACGGTCATTGTAAGGAAAGTCTTTAAGAGACACAGTGATTGTGGCCCTACGACCAAATGCACTTAGGCTTTCATCAGACCCTGCAATGTTCACTGTCGAAGAAATAGCAGAGATATTTTGCAAGACAGGAAAGTAGACACCAATACCTTTGGGGAAGTTAACCCTTGGGGCAGCAAAGCGGAGAGTTTTAAGGTTTGTGGTTTTAGTCAGATCAAGTGAGTTGCCGTCATAGTTTGTCTTGGACTGACAAGTAGCAAATGTGTTAAAGCACTTACGAACACCTGTCGTACCTAGAACAGCCCCACAAGGAGCAACAACTGTACCCGCCACTGTCTGTGGTCCAGTTGCAGTGCTTGCATAAGACACGGATGAAGTGGTACAAGCCGTAACCGTATAGGTTCCATTGAAGCCCGTGGGAGTGACACCAGCAACGGTGATAGTGCCACCAACAGAATAGGGTGCTGTAGCTTGTGTGGCAAACGTCAGCGTGGCTACAGTCCCTGTTCCTGTTGCAGTAAGAGTTGCATTGGAATTAGAGTTTGTGCCATATGTACGAGTGCAATAGTCCATATCAATTTCGACGATCTGGACAGGCTCTCTACTATTGGACATAAGCCTCTACCTCCATTGTAACCCTTACCCAGTTTCCTGTTTCTGTAAAGGTTGGTTTCATTTCTGCGTTGGGTTTACGCCAACAATATCCTACATCTTTTGTGAAGATGGATGGTCCGCTCGCCCACACAAAGGCATGACCACCATTATACCAAGCCTTGAAAGGCTGTAGGTCTTCTTCAGCGAATGTCCTAGAAAAAGACACAAGGTTGATTGAAGTCTCTGCACCCTGACGGATAACACGGTTGCCCATGAACTGACCACCAAGGCTCTTAGACTGTAGGAGTTCTACGATCTGTGCTTGCCAGATAGGGGTGTAGCTAGGCATAACCCCAGCAGGAAACACAAATCTATCTCCCATCATAACAATACCGATTACGGGGTATGCTGTACCAGTACGAGAAGGGATATAGACACGCCAGTATTGAGCAGAGAAGTCAGCAAAGATAGCCAAGATAGGACTATCATCTGTAGGAACCATCACCGTACTTTTTGTGGTCCACGTAGTGCCATCAGGAGAAGACTGAATATACACAGTTGCTCCAGTTGACCCAAGAGTGTGACCAATAAGAGCAACACTGTTGATGGTTTTAGCTGAACCAAAGTTCCCTTGAACCCAAGCTGGAATAGCAGTGGGTTGCCAATAATCATAGGTAGATTCTGTGATGCAGTTAGCCACAGGACCAAGGGTATCAGAGGTAGATGCAGTTAGGGTAACAGTGCTGTAGGACAGTAAGTTATCCCACAGCACCATTGGAAGTGTAGCATCGTCAGTTGGAGTTCCGTTAATGTAAATCATCGTGCCACCTGAAAGACCATACCACGGTTGCGGTTCTCTTTGTAGAGACTATCAAAGAGTGTAGAGAGTTGCTCACCAGTGAAGACATCCGTAGGCTTAAGCCCTTGGATCATCACCACTTGTGGTGAAGCTGTTTGCATATTATTTGCAGAGGTTTCAACAGAGTTACGTCCATTACCAGAACCGCTACCCCCACTTGCCCCACCACTCATAATAGAACCAGCTTGCATTAGCCCTGTTGCAGCCACTAAGCCAACTTGGAGTTTACCCATAAGTCCAATTTTAGCAGCCATTGCAGAACCAGCAATAGGGCCAAGTTCTGCTAAAGCCCGCATTTGAGCGGCTGCGGTGTTTGCAATAATCTGGGCAATAGACAAACCTTTTTGTATTGCAAGGGCGGCTACAGCAGCACCTTTAGACTTAGTTCCAAACTGGCTTAGAAGATCACCCAAAGCACTATACATACCAGCCTGTGACTGATAGAGTAGCTGAGATTGTGCTTGCTGTGCTTCATATTGCTTTTGTCGATAGTCATTCAAAAGCCTGAGTTTAGCCTCTTCTTTACCACCAAGAATTTCAAGTTCTTTATCAGAAGCAGATT